CCACAATTCGCTCAATCTCTTCTGGCCACAGTTGGGCATCGAATTTAGTGCGGCTAGCAAATAGGGACTCGATTGCAGCAGTAATGACGGAATGCACCGATTCAGCAACATCCGCGATGCGGATTGAGACAGGCTGCGGTGTGACAGATAACAGATTGATATTGCCACAAACATTCCGTTTGCGGCTTAGGACCAGCCTTGCCGCTTCAAGTGTGGCGCTATCCACAATAGGCTGGGTGGGTGTGCCTAGTACGCGGATCGTAATATCACCGAGAAATGGCGTATTGCCATAAACAATCGCATCGGTAATGGCTGGGTGAGATTCTTTAACCCAGCGTTTGTAATCATCGGCATCGCCGATTTTTTGCCGTTCTTGCAATTTTTCCGCAATACGTGCCGCCCATACATCAATTAACTCGGTATCTGCTCCACCTGTAAATGCACTGACTATGCTCACTGTCATAGCGACAGCAGCGATTGGTGTTTCTAAGATTAAGGTTTCAGTAATAGCAAGATTAGTTAGGCTGCCGGTAGTTTCGGCTATTGCTGAAATCGACTGACCGGTACTACCTGCTTGAGTTGTTTTAATAATGATGCCACTGGTATGGCGTAAGCGTGTGCCTATTGGAATCGCGCCGTTACCCGTAAAGGTAACAGTGCCAATGCTAGCAGTAGCCAGTTTTCGAGGAACACCAAGACGCGTCGCCCAGACAGTCAGCCATGCTTCAGAGGCGGTTAGCGGATCAAGTTGTTGGGCAATCCAACTCGCAAAGGCGTAAAGGGGACTGATCACGCCCGCCAAAACGACCACTAACACGACTATTACTGACTTCGCGGGACGCAACTGCATCATAGGTAGCCGATATTCCAGATCGGCCAACATCCGTGCTTTCAGTTCCTGTAATGTGGGTTGGGTTGGTAGCATGATATTCCGGTGATTTAGTCAGTATTGACGTGCCCGCATCGGGATCAAACGTGCCAAATGCAGACGGACTGAGTGTTCTGCCAAACGTAACTAGTAGTGTGTATTCGCTCAAACAGGCGGCGTTAGAGCAACGCATAAACTTACGGTAAGCTGTGTATGAATACGGTGCAAAGAGTTTATGGGTAATAGTTTTTGCTCGACTCTGGCACACAGGGCAATAGCGTGGATTAGCGATTAATAACTCGTTTTTTTCGATAACTGCGCGAAACGTCATGACATGACCGCATAAATTATTAGCGCAACGACAAACTTGTTCCCCGTTAATAGGTTCACCCGCATGAAAGGCTTTGGATTTACAGATTGGGCAACGATAGGTCCACGCTATTTTTTTACGCATACAAAACCCCTATTAACAATAATTTTTTATTATAAAATACTCTATAAATATAAGTAAAAATTATATTAGCTGCCTATTTGTTTAATACCATTGATGTAGCACTCACCGTTGATGTTAATCTGGCTCGCCTCAATGTTGATCGTACTGCCTTTAACTATCACAGGCTTATCTGTTTCAATATGAATACCGTTGCGGCTAATATGGACGATTTGCTGTTGGTCGTCGTAAAGTGCAACCTCACCCGAAGCTAAGGTAGGTTGATGTCGTGGGTCTCGGATCTGTATGACCAAACCACCCGAGGCATCCCCGCGTAAATAGACTACCAAAGGTTCAGCCCCTTCTAGCGGCACATGAGCAAACCCATAAGGCAAGTGGTGGGGAAGCTGATCGCGCAATACATCTTCTTGTAGTTCGACTTGGCATTGTTGGTTAGCACCGGGATCGATACGTCGCAATATTCCCACGGCCACCATGCCGCTAATACGGTCAGCCAGTGGACGTAACAAACGATTAAGCTGTTCACGCATGGGCAAACTTCTCTTGTAGAATCGCTAAAATAGCTGCTTCATCTTTAGCACTAATACCCATCCAAGGACGTGCCGGATAATCTGCTATTACATAGTAACCTGCTTGCGACTTGATACGATCTATCAACCCAAGATTATGTACCTTGGCTAAACGCGCATCATGCCCCTTATAGCCCACGGAAATAGACTCAGCGTCAGACTTAATGCGTGTGCGACTGATAAAACCTATTAGCATCTTCCCGCCCTTACCGCGTCGTTGCATAAACGCAGCACCATCAGCCGTTTGCTGAGTAGCAAGGCGTTTTTTTAGCGTCTGACTGAGATATTGACCAATTTCGCGGCGCGCCGTGGCAAACTGTTCTGGGGATAAGGCGGCAAGCCAACTATCGAGGGACACATTTGACATTCATTACCCCGCGAAACATTGGCAGATCATTAACCGGCTGGGTAGGGATATCCAGCGGCTCTACACGAAATAAACCCATCGAAAGTTGTATACAAATTTCCCCGTCAACTGGTTCGGTAACCGGTATTAAGCGGTAGGTTTCAGTGGCATTGATTAGGTAAGCAATATTTGCTTCTGGTGTATTAAGGGGATCTGTATCCAGCCGCTCGACACTAGCACTAGTACAAGTTATTGGCCAGATTTCTTGTACCGTGTCCTCCAAAATCAAGGATAATAACCACAATTCTCCCGTAAAATTTTCAATCCAAAGCACAGCTTGGTAGGTCATGCGGAAAACATGCTCATCTGGTTCAGGCGTGTAGTGCGATTTGCCGTTTTGAATATATAGCGACATTTGGTCGCGGGTAAGTAATCCCGAGGCAGCCAACACGTCTTGTAAACGCGCCAGTCTAATCACAGAAAGACTCGCTTAAGTGCTTCCAAAAGACCCAATTGCTGAGCGGTTGCCATCAAAATCGCACCCGTAGCCACCCATTTCACTTGATTTAGCGAGTGTAAGATTCCCTTTAATGTGGTGTTCATCTCTACAAAATCCTTGTCCAGTTTATCCAGACGCTTATCCTGCTGTTCTAGGTTGGTTTCAATGCGAACCTGCGCTTTTTCAAGCGAATTTACGCGCTGATCCAGTTGTTCCGTACCCATATCATTCACCTTTGGCCTTTGCTGTAATCCGGCGCACGCGAATCCCACCTTTACCTAAGACACGACGAAAGGCAGTAATGGACTCATTAATATAATGAGCAGACTGCTGCACACGGTTGGCATAGTCTGCTTCGCCGTGTTGGGTTAAGGTCTGGTCGCCGAATTCCAACAGTACATCAGCTTTAACACGCGCAAAGACGGCGGTACGGTAGTTTATAAGGTGAGCTGACTCCTGACCCAGTTGCGCGCTAGGTACAGCTTCCAGTGATAAATACCCCTTAGCTATCTGCTGACAAACCCAAGCGGCAAACTGGCGGTCGCTGTTGATCACTAATGTGTTGTTCTGAATCAGGCTAAGTAGCGTTTCGGGTGGCACACGGTCGTCAATGCGGTAGGCTTTTTTGAGATCGTCAACGGACAGATCAGGGCAAAAACCGTCGTTAATGAGAGTGCTACCGGTCGGCGTGGTAGGGTGTTTAACAATGGCTGCCATGATTAAACCCCGAAATAAAACGCAAGCCAACACTGGGGAACAGCAGACGCGGACATTGCTGCACGGTTGCTGCATCCAGTGGGACTGCGTTGGGTGTTGAGACGGTAAATTACTCTGCTAGGCGTTTTCACTTTGTACCTCCAACCGTTTTTCCAAACGGGTGATAGCACGTTGAACGCGTACACGCGGGTTAAGCTGGTTAGCAAGACGGTAAAACCGCAGAGCATGCTCGAAACAGGTTGCCCGTTCCATTTCCACCGCTGACGCTTTGTTCAGGTCAGCACGTACTTCGTCGATCAAATCCCATTCACCATCTGCCAGTGAATGAAGAATCAAAATCCACGAGGCGGACAGGTTGTCTTTGTGCAACGCCAATGCGCTGCTAGCCATATCACCGATAAACAAGTTGCGGATATCACGACGGAAACCGTCAGGCGTAGGCAACTTGTGCCCTACGGCAAACAAACCAAGCTGCATCGCCCAATCATAATCAGCAGTGTCGATTGCCCAGATCAGGTTGCGCACGATGATTTCAGGGGTACGCGGCTGATTATCATGCAGCAGGTTTTCCAGATACTTACGGTAACGTGGCAGCAACTCGGCTTTTTTCAGCTCATTACGACGCTGGTGGGACTGGATTTCTTTAAGATGATAGAGGTCGGATTCCAGCGCGATCAGCATTAGCCGGTCTTGCTGGGTAATGAGGACAGGTACGGCGCGTGTACTGGCAACAGTGCCACCAGCACCTTGATGAACCGTTTTTGCTTTTTGTCTGGCAAAAAATCTGTCTGCATTACTCATGACTCACCTTACGTCGTGCTATCAGGGCGCAATGTTCCGCCGACTTTCCAACTGACCGACGCTGGCATCCATGCACCGGCGATGTCATCCCACAGATAGAATGCATCGGGATGACCGACCACAGCCGCTTCGGGGATAGGGATAACGTAGTCTTCACGACACCAGTAGTAATCCACAATGCCTTTTGCTATTTGGTCATCGTCATTGAGCTTGCGGCGCACGGAGTCAATTTGGTAATCGCGTTCGATGTTGGCAACCATGCTCATGAACAGCCCACGTTCAGGGAACTCATCCGATTCATCGGACTGAGTACGACCAAATGTCTGACTATTCAGGTAGGTTTGCAGGGCATTCTTTTCCGTTGGATCATCCACCTTGGCAAACAATTTCTTGTTTTCGTGGAATACCAAGTCATCGCCCAACAGCACGCGCAAGTCACCTCGGCGACGGAACAAGCGGTGGATGTAACGCTGGCGTAAGTGGTATACCAGCTCATCCAGCGTCAAAAAGTCGCCCTTGTTGCCGCTGGCATCTTTACCAATGCGAATAGGGTCTATGGTGTAGCCACGCGGGTCAGTGGGGTCAGGCGTGATACCGATCACTTGTTCTGGGGCATTTTCGATCATGTACTGAATCCAGCCCGGATGCACATCCTGCAATTGGGGGTAGGCATCAGGGTCGGTAGTCGCCGCGTGGAACTGACCATTCCAGCCGATGCGTAAAATGTCAGTCGCTTGCGTATGGGTAACGATGTCGCGGTATTCGGTATAAACATCGCCATTTTCGGGAACACCGCGCCATTCGTCTACCTTATCCCATGAGATAACCGAGTCTTTTTCAACTGGCACATTTTCATAGCTGCGATCAGTGAACGCGGTTGGATCACTAGGACGACGACCTACAGCGGTACGTTTCGTCAACGGCTTCGTCCCCTCCATTGCAATGATCTGACCTTTCATGGTGATCTTGCCACGGGTGCTGATGCGGTTGAGGAAGTCGTTGGACTGCTTAACTTTGCGTTCTAGCTCCTGCACTACGGTTGGCTCGACGGAAAATTCTTTACGGACGTTATCTACACCGTAAACTGCACTGACAGTACTGAAGATTTCTTCGGTAACGTCGTCGCGGGTGCGAATTTCAAAATCTGGCATGATGGTTTCCCCTTAACAAGTGAATTTCTTTTTGTCTGGATCACCACCGCCGTGGGGCTTGTGGTCTTGATGCGGGTTGCCGTGGGGCGGGGTGGCAAACTCAATCAAAGCGTCGTGATTTGCTTTTGCAAACTGCTTGAGTTCCACTATTTTTGCTTCAAAGAGCGCAGATAACTCTTTATTTTGCTGTGCTAGTATTTCAGCAAGCTCTGCTTTTTCCGCTTTGAAAATTTCAGCACGGGTGGCTTTATACTCTTCGGGGGTCATGTCATTAACCTCTATCGGTAGTTCGTTGGTCGGCGGTGGGTTTACTTCGGTTGTTCCGGTTGCCGTTGGCGTTTTGCCGAATAATCGACCGAAGTCAAACAAAGTGCGCTCTGTCTGGAAATCCAAATCCGGCACTTCCATCGACGCTGTAAAGATTGAATCTTTTTCAAGGTGGCGAATGGCAAACTCCATTCGATCTGTACCAAAGCTGGCAGGGGAATCCGTAATACCTAAGCCAATTTGATAGGCTTTACCGGTACGCTTGAGTTTTGGGTGGATTTCGACACTGGAATAGAGCTTTTGCCCGTTACGCTTCAGATTGACTAATTCAGGCGAAGGTACAATGCGATTGTAGATTTTTATGATGCCGTTTTCTTCCTGAGTACGCACGGCAAAAACATCACCTAATGCGCCAAAAACACGAATATGCTCATACCAAATGCGAGCTGCGTAAAAATCCATGTTGTATTCACTGGCAGCTTCAGTCAGCCAACTTGATACAAGCTCACGCCCATCAAGCGTTAATCCGGCAGTGCCAACGCAAAAAAAGTCGGAAATTAGTTTTGCCATTACATTTCTATACCTTCGCAGGTTGCAACCTTTCAAAAATCGTGTAATGGCATTGTTGGCAGGGTAGAACGTGCTTGCCAGTAAGCAGTGTTAGAGCACGGCTTACGCTAACTGACGATACAGGCAGACTGATCGTAGTGTCGTAACAATGGCGGCATGATTGATGCACAGGCAAAACGCGCACAGGCAAAACTGCTGTTTTGTCATCTTGGCAAATCACTGACGGAAATCGCCAGTGAACTGGCCGTGCCTATTAATACAGTCCGGTCTTGGCATCGACGCGGCGGTTGGGAGGAATCGGCTAGTTTGCAGCAGTGCAATCAGAGTTTAACTGACCGTTATAACCATCTGATTACCTTACCTGCTAAGTCTGAAGCGGATCTGCGGGAAATCCGCATTCTAGGCGGTGAGATCCGGCGCAACCTGATTACCCTGAAAAAGCTGGAAAATTACCAGTATGACGGCAAACCCACCACGGATAAGGCTTTTAATCCGAAATTAAGCAAACGTGGACGCAAAACCGATGCCCAGAAAAACTACCTAACCCAAGAACAGGTAGACGCGTTAGAGGCGGAATTCCATAAGCGTTTATTCCCGCACCAACGTTTTTGGTACGAAAATATTGCCCAGCGTATTCGTAATATCATGAAGTCGCGCCAGATTGGGGCAACTGATTACTTTAGTCATGAAGCCTTAATCGACGGCATCCTGCACGGTAGAAATAAAAACTTTCTCTCCGCCAGTCGTGCGCAAGCCTTACTGTTTCGCTCTTATATTGTGGCGTTTGTGTACCGTGTTACTGGGGTTGAACTCAAAGGCGGTGGCGGCACCGAGCCAATGGTGATCCGCACTGAGGCGCATTCACACATTGAGTACCGTTTCCTTTCAACCAATAGTAATAGTGCACAAGGACCGCACGGCGATGTCATTATTGACGAATATTTCTGGATACGTGATTTTGCCAAGTTGCGTCGCGTGGCTTCGGCAATGGCAACGCATGACCACTGGCGACTGGTGTACATTTCCACCCCGTCTACGGTCAATCATCAAGCGTATCCGTTTTGGAGTGGCGAACACTTCAACAAGGGGCGTAAGAAAGAAGACCATATCACGCTGGACATCAGTCATGCCGCGCTCAAAGCCGGGCGATTGTGTGAGGATGGGCAATGGCGACAGATTGTTACGTTACAAGATGCCTGCAACCAAGGTTTTAACCTTGCAACGCCTGATAAACTCAAAGCCGAATACCCACTGGATGAATACCGCCAACTGTTTGAATGTGAGTTTATTGACGATTCGCAAGCTGTGTTCCGTTTTGAAATGCTGCAAAAGTGTATGGTGGATGTCCTAGCCATTGATGCACAAGCCCAGCGGATTCGTTGGTTAGACTATGATCCTGATAATTCAAGACCGCTGGGTAATATGCCAGCATGGATTGGGTATGACCCCAGCCGTACCACCGACGCGGCCGCTATTGTAGTAGTTGCGCCTCCTCTAGAGCCAAAAGGTCGATTCCGTGTTATTGAACGCCTAAGGGTATTTGGTAAAACGTTTCAAACTCAGGCAGAAATGATTAAAGGTTTGCTGGGCAAGTATAACGTCACAGAATTAGCGATGGATGTTACCGGCATTGGGCTTGGGGTATTTGAATTAATAACCAAAGGTGATAACCATACTCCACCCATTTTCCCACGCGCTAAGCCCATTCATTATAGCCCTGAGAGCAAAGCTACCTTAGTGATGAAAGGGCTGGATATCGTCGAAGCCAAACGGCTGGAAATGGATACCAGTGCGGTTGATATGGTGAAAGCCTTAATGTCGATCTACCGTACCACAACTGATAACGGCACAGTGACTTATAAAGCACGACGCACGGATACCACCGGACACGCGGACGAAGCCTTCGCTCTCTTACATGCCCTAAGCTTCGAGCCACTGACAGGCGAAAAACGCAAAATGACAGTACGTACCAGTAAAGCCCGACGTGAACGCTTACAACAACAGACGATGGGACTGACAGGCGGCAACGTTGCTCTGGTTTACCCAACCTTACACACAAATTTAGACAGGACAGCCGCTAATGAGTTACGAATCCCTATAAGGGGTTATGAGAAACACCTCAATACGACACTCTACGAATTAGCACGCGTTACGAATCCCTATAAGGGGTTATGAGGCATTACTGTCGTCTAGCTCTGTATATTTGACGTGAGTTACGAATCCCTATAAGGGGTTATGAGATGTCATGTTGCGCTGCCTGTGTTCCGCTTCAGCTTGTTACGAATCCCTATACGGGGTTATGAGCGTAACGCTTCCATCGCCCTTAATAGAGGGTATGGAGTTACGAATCCCTATAAGGGGTTATGAGACTTTAGTTTGCTCTGGAGGCG